CCAGTCCCCCGACATCGTGCGCGCAGGCAACGGTTACATGGACAACCAGCCCGCCTCTGCCGAGATCATGAACCCGGTCGACGGCAGCGGCGACTACCGGTATCGCATCTACAACGACAGCAACGGCGCCACCCTCGAAGAGGGCACCGCGCCCGACCTCGCCGGGGTCAAGGCCAAGGTCGACCGGATCTGGTCCAGCCAGCGCGGCGGCGGCATGGCCCGCAGCCCCGGCAACACGGTGCGTTACGAGGTGCGTGCGGCGCTCAGCGAGAAGGGCGACGCGCGAGGCATCCGCCAGAAGGAATCCCAGATCTGGGAGGTCGACAACCGAGGCAATGAGCGCCTCGTCAAGACCCGCGCTGGCGACCGGTACGGGGAGGGCAACAACCGCGAGGAGGTCGCCCGGCTCAACCTTGCCGAATACGACCGGGCCACCGCCGCCGGGGAAACCCCATTGGCGCTGCCCGGCCACCTGGAAGCCGGCCACCTGGAGCGGGCGCTTGCCGGCCGCGAGGTGACGGCCGCCCAGCAGGCCCGCATCGACGCGTACGGGGGCATGTCCCGGGCCAAGTTGCTCGCCAGCGCGAAAAAGGCTGGCGTGACTGTGGCGCGCGGCGAAAGCGAAGAGTCGATCGTCAAGCGGCTGGCTGACGCCGACCGTGCGGTATCGACGCCGCTGACCACCGGCGGTCACGCCAACCTCGACCCCCGCGTGGTCGAACAGATGCGCAAGGACATCCGCACGGACTCCTTTGGCAAGTCCAACAACACCAGCACGCATATCGATGAGGTGCTTGCCGGCCGTCGCGCCACCGCCGAGGTCGCATCCGGCGGTCTGCCGACCGCCGCCGTGCGCGCCGCGATCCAGGTTGCCCCCGGCGGCATCCACAACGGCGAAGGTCTGGCCGAGGTGCGCCGGCTGCTCGGATTGCCGGACGTGCCGCGCGACGCGCCGGCCACTGAGGTCGCACCGGGCGATCTCAAGCCGGGCGACATGATCAACCATAAGGGGTTCGGCTTCCAGGTCACCTCCGTGGTCGGCACCGGTGACACGCGCACCGTCTCCGGGTTCGGCTCGTTCGGGGCGGACAGTTTCGAGGTGTCCAAGCCGACGTTGGCGCGTCGGGCTGGTGCGCCGGCCGGAACGCCGTCGTTCAAGCTCCCCGGCACCGCTCGCCGCGAGGCCACCGCCGGCAAGGTGCAGGCCGCCCAGGACGCGCTCAGCGCGGCCACGACCCGGGCCGAGGGTGACGCGGCCGTGGCCGACATGACCACGACCGAGCTGCGCCACCTGGCCGAGAAGCTCAACGTCCACATCGGCGGGATGAGCAAGTCCGACGCCCAGCAGCGCATCGTTGAACGGGCCGTCGGGTCGCGCCTCAACTCGGCCGCGATCCGGGACCGTGGCAACTTCGCGGGCACCGGCTACCTCGGCGGCTCCGGGGCCCCGGAAGCTGGTCGGACCCTGTCCCTGAATGCCACGGGAAGCCGTCCCGGACGGTCGGCAAACTACGACATCGAGGGTCCAACCAAGACCCAGGCCGTGAAGATGGCGCAGCTTCGGCAGCGCCACCTCGCCGACGCCGAGGCTGCACGTCAACGCGGCGACGACGATGCGGCGTTCAACAAGGATGAGCAGGCGTTCGACCTGGAGACGGACCTGCGCAAGTTCGGCTACAACGTTGATACGGGCAAGCCGACCGCCGCACAGCGCACGGCCGCGCGGGTCGAGGTGGCGAAGCGCCGCTCGTTTGCCGACAGTCTCCGCACCCCGGAGCAGGCCCAGGCGCGTCAAGAGGCACGCGTGGCGGCGGCAGAAGGTCGCACCCCCGAGGGCGAGGTGCGCTGGGTTGACAAGATGGGTCGCCCGGTCACCAACCCGTCGCAGGTCGACATTGTGCGGGGCAACGTGGTGCGCGACACCGAAGAGGCCCGCGCCGAGCGGGTCGCTCGCCGGGCAGCCATCCCGGGTCGCACCCCCGGCGGCCGGACCGCCGCCGCGCCGGTCGACCACGCCGATGTGGCCGCCCGGCTCAAGGCCGCCGCGACCCGCGCCGAGGCCGAGGCGATGCTCGCCGGGTTGAAGCGACCCGACCTGGAGAAGATCTACCAGGAGTTGCGGCGGGGGGAGTCGGAAGGTCCCTTCAACCAGCGTCCGGGCATTCCCGCGCGCACCACGAAGGAAGCCGTCGAGCATCTCGTCGAGTTCGCCGTCGGTCGGAACATCGACGCACGGGCCATTGAGCGTTCCGGCGGCAGGGCGCCGGGGGGAAAAGCTTAGGCCCGCAGGGCGGGCCGACCGATACCGAAGTGACCATCTGGAATCCGGAGACCAGGAAGCCCGCCCGCACTGAACGTCGAGCCATGGTAGTCAAGGGGCTGGAAAAGATTGCCGACCCTTCCCGTAGGCGTTTCGCTGAAACAGCGGTGCGGGAAGGGATGGCCAGCTATCGCCCTGAGTACCGGGCGCCCAACGTCGATTTCACTACCGGTGGCGGGGTGGAATCGATGAGCGCCAACTACGAGAAGACCGGCGTTCGTATCGGTACGGATAAGATCCAGATTCACCCGAACTACGTGGAGCACCGCGCCGACCGCATGGCGCACATGGTGCGTCACGAGAACGCACACCGTGCCGTTGAGGTGCTTCAGTCCAAAGTGGAGGCTCGCGAAGGTAGGGACGCCGCTCTCGCCTGGCGTGAGCGCGTCAATCGTGCGGCGGTCGAGTGGATGACCAGCGCACTTGATGAGGCGCCGAACGATCTACGCCTTGAGTACGGTCGCCTTCACCGCAAGTTCGCCGAGCAGCAAACGCGCGGCCACGGCTCGCCGCCCGACGAGGCTTTCGCCGACCTGGTGGGTTACCTTGCTGCCGGTGAGTCAATGCCAGGTGACACATCGCCGGTACTGGCGTTGATTCATGAGGCTGAACCGGGTGGAATCTTTACAGGCGACTTGACACGCGGAGTGTCAGGTAGGACTATTGGACGCGGCGGAACGGACGGAGGAGTACCCGGAACCAACCTCTCCACGGAGAGAAGTGAAGGGGCGCAGGATCGACGCCTGCCCGTTCCGCCATCCAACGTAAGCCCGCAGGGCGGGCGTGCCCGGAAGGTCACCAGCGGCGGCAAGCTTCAGCCCGATGTCGCCGGTGAGGAGCTGACCGCGCTCACCACGGCCAGCAGGCAGGCCGGGCGCGCCCTGCCCCCCGGCCAGCGCAAGGCCGTTGACCAGTGGGTGGGCGGCAAGGGCATGGTTCGCAAGATCCAGACCGGACAGGTCAGCGATGAGACGCTGACCAACTTCGATGACGCGATGCGGGGCATGCCCCGGGTCGACGGCCTTGTCTACCGGGCCGTCAACCCGTCCGGCGAGTCCGCCGCGTTCGCCGCGAACCTCAAGCCCGGCCAGACCATCGAGTTGGGCAGCCCCGTATCCACGTCGATCGACCCGCGCAAGTCCGGTGGGTTCGGCACCAACCTGTACGAGATCGAGTCGCCGGACGGGACCGCCTACGTCGGCGGTGTCGGCGCCGCCCACGCCTACGAGAAAGAGGCCGTGCTCGCCCCGGGCCGGTTCGAGGTCGTCAGTGTCGACCAGGTGAGCTTGGGACTGGGCAAGCACACCGCGCCGGTGCTGGTGGTGCGGCTGCGCGACACCACTCCAGCCGGGGACCGGTCGTGGAAGCCGAGCGGTGGTGGAGACTTCCGGCTCGCGGAGAGCGCTCCGTCGTCGTCTCAGCCGCGCCAGGGTCGTACCCCCGGAGGCGTCTCACTTGACACGTCGCGTGTTCCCATGAAAGATGGGGGCATGACCGAGACACCCACCGCCGCCGGCCCCGTCCCCAAAGTCACCGGCTACGTGAAGGGCCGGGAGATCCGCCCCGGCATGGTGATCAACGCCGCTGATCTGCTCCCCATGCACGAGCGGCAGGGCGCGACCACCGGCGAAAACCCCAACCCGAGTGGTCACCAGCAGTGGATCCGCGTCGGCATGATCGGCAACTCCAACACGCCCGGCTTCAAGGAATACGAGGGCGGCGGCACCCTCACCGGCGGTATGTACATCGTCGTCGATCAGAGCGGTCGACCCGTCGGACGCATGTCCGCCAACACCATCGCCGAAACCACCGACCTCCCGACCGTCCACGAGGCGCAGATCAACCAGGTGCGCATGCCGGTCAAGGTGCGGGACAAGCGCACCGACGAGATTCGCGACAGCTTCACCGTCGTGGGTGTGCCGTCGCGGCACGCCCAGGAAGAGCTGGGGCTGCCCGCGCCGCGCTTCCTGCGCGAGGGGGTGCTCGACCCGAACGACCCCAGCTATGGCGTCAACGGCGACCACCCGAAGGGCACCAAGCAGCCCTTCGGCGGGCACGTCCAGGGCACCCGCACCCGCGAAGAGGCGGCAGCCGACCGGACCCGCCGCCGCGAGGTGTACGCCGCTGGCGAAGAGGAGCGGGCACGTCGCCTGGCGGAAGAGAAGGCGCGCAAGCGGGAAGAGGACGCCGCTCAGCAGGCCAAGCAGCGCGAAGAGACCGACAAGCGCATCGCCGAGGACCGCGAGCAGCGGCGTCGCAAGTTCCTCCGCGACCGACACCAGGTCCTCCGGGGGATCATCGACGCGGGTGGCCGCGAGCGGTACGACTACGAGCAGCGCAAAGACGTGTTCAACAGCGATGTTGACGGCCTGCTCCGCGCCGAGATCAAGAGCTACCGGGGTGCCATCAACGACCTTGCCCGCGCCTACGACGTGAAGTGGCGCGGGAAGAACGACGACGAGAAGATCGACGCCATCATCGCCGCCGTCAAGGCCAACAAGACCCCCAACGAGGAGGTCGACGCCCCGAAGGTCAAGGCACCGGTCGACGAGGCCGCGAAGGCCACGGCCGCCGCCAAGCGTCGCCGCGCCGCCATCACGAAGGATTTCGACCAGCTCAAGGGGTACCTCGACGCCGGGGACGAGAGCAACGCGTCGTTCCACCTGCGGGTGCTCATGTCGGACAGCGCGGTGGCCCGGCTCGCCGAGGCGTTCGGGTTCGGGGAGCTGTCCGGCAAGCTGTTGCGCGAAGCGCTGTTCGAGGCGATCCGCGCCGGCCGCACACCCGACCTGGGCTGATGGACGAGCGGGCCCTCGCCGACCTGGAGCGGCGCGTCAGGGACTCCGTTGCCGGAGACCTGCGCGCCGCTCTCAGCGGCCTTGAGAGCGCCTTGGCCGCCATCTACGTCGCGGCGGCCGAGGACACCCGGCACAAGCTCCCAGAGGCCGCACAGGCCACCCTGCGGGCCCATCTCGTGCGCACCATCGAAGACCTCACCCGCCGCGACTACCGGACCACCCGAGCCGCGCTCATGGGCGGCTCCCGGGCCGCGCTGGCCGGCGGCGGGGCGGACCTCAACGTCGAGGTGGACCGCCGGCTCCCCGGCGACATCCGCGACGCCATCCGCAACGCCACCCGCGACATGCGCGCCCACCTGGCCGCCGCGCTGCGCCTCGCCCGGCACGGCCCGCTCGACCGGCACGGCGACGCTCAGGCGGTCCTGGCCACGATGCGCAAGGCGCAGACCACCGCCGACCGGGCCGCCGTCTGGGTCGTCCACCGGGCCCACAACGAGGGCCGCTCACGCGCCATCGGTCGCATGTGGCGTGACGGCGTCGAGGTCCGCATGCTGTGGCACGCCGAACGGGATGCCTGCCCCGCCTGCCTGAGCTTCGCCGGGGCCCTGGCGGAGCCCGGCGAGCCGTTCCGCCCGGTCGTGCAGGCCGCCGATCCGTCCGCTCGGCCACGGGGTGCCGTGGTCGGGCCGCCGCTGCACCCGAACTGCCGGTGTGGCCTCGACGTCTGGGTTGGCGCGGCCGAGGCCGACCTCGCACCGACCGACCTGCCGCACGCGTTGCGGCGGGAGGCGCAACGGTCGATCCTGCGCGGCGACGCCCAGGGATCGCGGCCGGCGCGGCTGCGCGCGGCGGATCGGCTGCTCGACGTGGCCAACCTGCTGGTGCCCAAGACCGTGGTGCGGCGGGCGCGCAAGGCGGTCGAGGCCGGCAAGTTCCCCACTTGACATGTCGCGTGTTCCCTGTGTAAGTTCGTCCTTGCCAGCGACGAACAACCCCAGGGAGACCGAGATGACCGCCACGACCACCGCCCCGAGTCAGGCCCCCACGCAAGGCTGGACGATCGCCTGGCGCAAGCGCACCGCCAACCACTTCCGGCGGGCCAACAACTGGACCGGCACCTGGGCCGAGGCCCTCGAAATGGCCGGCGCGTTCGGCGAGCTGCACCCCGACCTCCAGGTGTACTACATCCCTTCGGTCGCCCACGAGCAGTGGATGCGCGACGAGATCGCCGCCGGCACCCTGGTCGACTGGGGCTACTCCGAGGACTGGGGCAACATCCTCGTCGACTCCGGCAAGCGCATCCGCATCCGCGAGACCGGCGTCATCGAGGCCGAACTGCTCGACGCCGACATCAACAAGGTTGCCGCCGAGACCAACGAGACCAGCCGCATTCGCAGGCCGGGCGGCATCACCACCTGCAACCCGAAGGCTCAGGGCCAGTGGTTCACCAGCCCGGCCAAGTGCCGCGAGTGGGCCCGCAAGGTCCGCACCGAACAGCCCGCCATCTTCGCCAGCATGCTCGCCGCGAGCCGCACCGCCGACGAGCGGTTCGCGGCCGGCGCCCACTGAGGGAGACCTTCGAATGTCCTTCACCATCGACACCCCGGCCGGCTGCTTCCAGGTGGCCGGGGTCGCCTTCCCCGACGACGTGGCCAACCGGCACGTCATCACCACCGGCACCGACTACCCCTACGGAGAGTCCGACATGTACGACGACCGCGTACTCAACGCCATCGAGCTGGGCGACGCCCGTGCCCGCCACGGCGTCAAGCCGCCCCAGTGCTCGCACTTCGAATGCACCAACCCGGCCGTCCCCGACGCGATCAACCGGCATCTGGTCGAGGAGTGCGAGACGCACCAGCGCGAAGCCAACGCCGTGCTCGACGCGACCTGGCCGCCACGGCGATGAGCCGCCCCGCCACGAGGGTGTGCATCCGCCAGCACCGCGCGGCCTGGCTGGTCGCTGTGCGTGAGGCCCACTACTCCGCGTTCAACGGTGGCCGGCGCACCCCCTCGGCCTACTCCCAATGCTGGTGCTCGACGTGCGGCCGGCGCTGGCGCACCAAGGCCGCCTACGTCAAAGACCTTCCCGACGCCTGAAAGGACCCCCGATCATGTTTCCCCCCGCTGGCGCGAGCGTGTACTACAACGAGGCAGGCGAATCCCTCGGCTGGGATGTCGAGGGTGAGCCTGAGTACAACCCGGATCACTACCTGCCCGATTATGGGGACGACGACGACGACGAATACGAAGGCCCCGACACCCGCCCCGAGGGGCGCCCGTACGACTTCGACACGACCCACAAGCACACGTCCGAGTGCACTTCGCTCACCTGCTATGAGCGGTACATCGAGCTGGAATACGACGGTCCCGACCACGTAGGTGCCATGACCCGCGAGGAGTGGAAGCGCGGCTGACGCGGCCAGACACAAACCCCCGACCACGCTGGCGGTCGGGGGTTTGTTCCGTCTCCTGCCAAACCCGGCTACCCTGGGCCCACAGACGTGACGTCGAGCCCGTGACGGGCCCAAAGAGAGGCTGGCCGAGATGGCACCCTGCACCACCAAGCCGGGCCTTCGCCTGGCCATGTTCGACCCGTACACCCCCCTCGGACACACCTCGTGGGGGCCGATCTTCCCCGCCCAGGGCGGCCGGGCCAGCTCGCGCGGCGTCGACTTCATGGTCGACGACAGCGACGGCGACGACGACCCCTTCGACGCCGGGGACGACGGGGACGACGATGACGGCCCCGACCCCGAGGACGACGAGCAGGACAACCGCGACCAGCGCGGCCGGCGCGACCCCCGCAGCCGCCGCCAGCGCGACGAGGGCGACGACGGGGACGACGACGGCGAAGACTACGAGCCGCCCACCCCGGAGCAGTGGAAGCGCGTCACGGAGTCCTTGCGCAAGGCCAACAACGAGGCCGGCCGGCGCCGCGTCATCGCCAAGCAGCTCGAACGGCTCGGCATCGACGGCGACAGCCTCGACGAGTGGCTGCTCGACCGGGGCATCGACCCCAGCAACGGCGAGCGCATCACCGACGACGGCGACGGATCGCAGGGCGACGGCGAAGACGGCGAAGAGGGCCGCCGCAGCGGTCGCAACCGCGTCGAGACCGCCACCGAACGGCGCCGCGCCGAGCAGCGTGGCCACGCCCGCGCGGAGGCCAAATACAAGCCGGGGATGGCGATGTTCGCCACCGAGGCCGCATTGCACGGGGCCGGCTGGTCCGGCAACGACATGGGTCTGGTGCTCCGGCTCATCGACATCGGCGCGATCGACGTCGAGTTCGATGGCGAGGTCCCCACCGTGTACGGCCTCGACGAGCAGATCGAGCAGATCAAAAAGGAGTTCCCGTCCTGGTTCCGGGGTGGCCGACCCGCCGCGACCGCCGAGCGCCGCCCGGCCCGCCGCGCGGCCGGCGGGGTGCGCGAGGTCGACGGCGGCGAGCGGCGCCGCTCCGGTGGCCGGCAGCCCACCTGGAAGGACCTCGTTGACCGGCAGCTCACCGGCCGTGGTCGGCGGTGAAGGCCCGGGGGAGTGACTTCCGGGTCGGCCGGGTGCTCCACGAGGACGACGATTTCCTTACCCTGGAGGTCGCCAAGAACCCCGACCGCGAGCTGCGCCTTGAGGAGGGTGACCGCTTCCTCACGCTGCTGTTCGTGCAGAAACGCCCCGGTGGCCGCCCCGGTGATGTGCGGGCCTGGCTGCCGTGGGGACGCGGCGACAGGGACTAACGCACCGTTCAGCCGGGAGGGGTATCCTCCGAAACGACACACCGGACAGTGGAGGACCTGATGCGTATCGAACTGGGCGATGCCGCCCTCGACATCAACCTGCACGTGTACGGGCTGCGTCGGCACCGCCTCGTGTGGCACGTGGGTGCGCCCCGCGACACCGGCCCGGCGGATCGCATCGTCAAGGGCCCACCCTACGGGCCGACCCCACGGAAGGTGGATTTCATCATGGATCTCAAGGCAGACAAGCAGGTCGAGGTCGACGTTCAGTTCACCGACGAGGTGGGCAACCCGGTCGACGACCCGGGCGACGCCACGGTCAGCTACACGACCGACAACCCGACCGTGCTCAATGTGACCGACCACGGCGACGGCACGGCGACGGTCGCCGCGACCGGCACCCTCGGCGCGGCCAACGTGCACGTCGCCGTATCCTCGCCGACCGTCGGCAGCCTGACCGGCGACCTCGGTGTCACCGTCGTGGCCGGCCTCGCCGAGCGGGTCAACATCGTGGCGGGCGAGCCGACCGAGGTCACCCCGGACGCGTAAGCTCAGGCTGCGCTTACGTAGACAGCCGCGTATCACCACGGAACGCCCATCGTCCTTTACGGGGGACGGTGGGCGTTTTCGCATGGTCGCGCTTGGTTAGTAAGGACAACTGACGTACCATGCGTGATCAGGTAGGCGCAATGCACCCGTGACGGGTGGGCCGCCCCTCGCTCGCGACGAGCAATCGATCATCTCCCGATTGTGCGCGAGCGAAAGGAAGCCTCCATGACGCGCACCGGCTCCCGCATGGTCTGGGACGTGCAGCCCGACCGCGATGCCCTGCTCAAGCCCGAACTGCTCGGCGTCACCCCCTCCGGCCTGCCCATCTGGGCCGCCGCCGGTGGTGCGCCGATCACCATCACCGACTGGATCCCGATCGAGTACGACTCGGACGTGGTGCAGCGGGTGCGCATGGAGTCCGTGATCGAGCGGGTCGGCCGCCGGGTCCGGATGGGCTCGAAGACCAAGTCGATCCCGCGTTCGGCCGGCGTCACGGTCACGGTCAACACCACCTACACCGACGACGCCTCGACCAACGACGAGACCACGCTGACCGCGCGCCGGTTCATCGCCCGCGTCCAGATCGACGAGGACGACCTCGCCGACGCCTCCAGCCGCATGGACGTGCTCGGCACGAAGGCGCTCGACTGGGCGATCTCCTACGCCGACGTGTTCGACAACGCCTGCCTTGGCACGACCGGCGCGGAGAACGGGACCACGATCCCCTTCACCTCGGCGTACCGCCGGCTGCGGACCACCGAAAGCGACATCGGGTACACCGCCGACGACAACTACACGACGTGGGACGACGACCTCATCTCGCTGCCGGCCACCCCACTTGGGACCAGCTTGTACGAGAAGCTGTCTTTCATCTTCAAGAAGGTGGAAACCGGCAAGTACTGGTCGCAGCCCGACATGGTGGTCATCGCCCACCCGGGCTGGCGTGACGCGCTGCGCCTGTGTGTCGACGCGCAGGGCCGCCCGATCTTCACCAGCGGCGGCGGTCTGCCCGGCAACGGCACCCCGGACACCCTGTTCCAGACGCCGATCATGTGGTCGCGCGGTTGCAAGTCCACGCCGACCCTCTCGGGCTCCCCGACGGGCAACGACCTGTTGTACTTCGTCAATCAGCGCTACCTGGCCCGGGGCGACCGCTCCGGCCCGGAAACCCTGGCCGACGACGCGCGGGCCCAGGACGACAGCGACAACTACGCGATCAAGTTCCGGGCGCGGCGGGCCTTCCAGCTCACCCACCCGAACGCGGCGGCCGTCCTGGAGCGCCTCACCGACTAGTAGCCCCCACGGGGCAGACGGGCCGCGCGTGGAAGTGCGCGCGGCCCACCCGGACGCACCCGGCGGCGAGCCACCGCCGCCGGGTGTATCCACATCCAGCGGCGAGGAAAGGGGCCCGGATGGTCGCGACCCGCCTGGACATCCTCGTCGAGCAGGGGGCCACCCTTGAGATCGTCGCCGAGGTCCTCGACGCCGGAGGGGTCGACCCGCGCACCGACCTGGCCGGGTGGACCGGCGCCATGCAGATCCGGCCCACCGCCGACTCCGCCACGGTGCTCGCCACCGCCGACGTCGCGGTGGACGGCGCCACCGCCCAGGTCACCGCGAGCGTGCCCGACTACCTGACCTCGGCCATGGCGTGGCGCAGCGGTGTCTACGACCTGATCATCACTGACGGCGACCGCACCGAACGACTGCTGTACGGCGTGGCCCGCCTCCGGTCGTCCACCACCCGGGAGGCAACGCCCGTGACCGTCGTCAACAGCATCAACGGCCAGTCCGGCATCATCACCGGCTTTGACGCCGACGACGTGGGCGCCATCGCCAAGACGGTGGTCACCACCAAGGGTGACCTCATCGTCGGCACCGGCGCCGGCCTCATCACCCGCCTGGCTGCCGCCGCCAACGGCCGGGTGCTCACCACCGACGACACGGTGGCGGAGGGTGTGAGCTGGCTGCCGCCGGCCAGCACCATCAACGTGCGCGGCGCGTGGGCCGCCGCGACCGCGTACGCCGTCGGTGACCTCGTCACCCTCGGCGGGGAGCTGCTCTACTGCACGACCGCTCACACGTCCGGCTCGACGTTCGCCTTGACCAACTGGACGAACCTCACAGCCAAACCCGGCCGCTACAACGTCAAGCTGTACGGCGCCAAGGGCGACGGCTCGACCGACGACACCGCCTCGATCAACGCGGCGGTCAGCGCGGCGTTCACGGCCGAGACGGCGAGCGGCACCTCGTACGCGGAGATCTTCTTTCCGGTCGGGGAGTACATCGTCTCGGCGGCGACCACCAAGGGTGGTGCCACCCAGGGCAACGCGCAGATCCCCCTACCGGTCGTCGCTACAACCGATGAGAAATTCATCATCGTCTTTCGGGGAGAGACCGAAGACGCCACCGGTTTCGTGCACTGGCAGCAAACCGTGGCCCAGCGCTCCGGCGCGGTGGTGCGCTCCACGCTGACCGGGCTGGCGTCCGACCCGACGTGGCTCGCGCCGAGCATCATTGGCGGGCCCACCATCGCACAGGGCTCCGGCATCTTCAGCAACCTCAAGGTGGTCTTCCGGGGCCTCACCGTGATGGCGCCGGTCAACCCCGGCATCATCGCGGTCGACCTGCGTTACTGCGCGCAGGCCGGCGGCTCCCTCGCCTGCCTGGCTAACGCCCCGGCGGTCGGCTCGCCCAGCATCACGACCACCCCCACCAACGATCTCGGCATCGGCCTGCGCGCGCCGCAGAACGGCAACAACGACTGCGCGTTCTTCGACGACGTGGCAATCGAAGGGTTCTACTATTCCACGTCGGTCGGCGAGCACTTCACCGCGAGCAGATTTGCCGCCATCTATACCAACGTGGCGGTGTTCATTGCCATCGGCGGCGGGAGCTTCCACGGCTGCACCATCCTCAACATGTCCGTCGAGGCCGCCCAGCACGTCTTCCAGACCTCGGCGACCCCGGGCTCCTCGTGGCCGCTGTTCGTCGGTCAGCTCGCCATGGAGTCGATCGGCAGCTCCTGGGTCGACGACGCCAACAACGCGCTGCATGGCGTCGTCTACTACACGGAGACGCTCGACGCGGCCCCAGTGTTCAATGGTGGCGCCAACCTCAAGGTGCTGTGCGTCAGTCAGCGTGGTG